CTACGGCGTCCCTGATCTGCTTGCGAACGTGGGTCACGACTTCTCCAGCATGAGCGTGGTGACGCCAGTGCCGTCCTTCATGACGACCCGGACGGTGTAGGCCACCGAGCGGATAGTAATGGAATCGCCCTCGGCTGCGCTCGCCACATCAGAAGTGCGGCACACGAATTGCGGCGCCGGGATGGTGACATCCATCATCTCGGTGACAGTGCGACTTGCCTGCGGCTCATCAAAGATGCCGTTGACGGTAGAGGGCGAGCCGACAAGCGGGGTATACGTGGCGGCATCCCCGAAGTCATCGAGATCGAAGAATACTGCCAAGTCTGCGGCGGACTCAACGCCCATGATTAGCTCTTACGCGGACGACCGCGAGGGCGCGGATCACGGTGTTCGACCACCGGCCCACGGGCCACCACTTCTTCCGGTTCATCGTAGGGGATGATCTTGCCCTGGCTGATAAGCACACGGGCCTCAAATTCGGGAAGCGGGCCGCAAATCTCGCCAGCCTCAACGGTCCCATTCGAAGTAACAACGCCCTTGAGGCAAAGATACTGCATATCAGTCTCCAGAGAGAGAAGGGGTGGCCGGGACTTCCAACCGACCACCCCGCCCCTATTACACGCCGTCGTTGTTGTAGGCGAACGACACAGCGTGACGAACGGCAACATCGACCGACTGGAGGGCGACGATGCGAACCGTGCCCGAGGTCGAAGCGGTGTACGGATCGACCGTCAGGTCCAGGCCGCCCCACATGCCGATCAGCAGGTCAGCAAAGTTACCGAAGTAAACGTTGCCGGCAGTGGCCTGCTGCGAACGGATGACGCGATAGCCATTGGCTTCGCCGCCTTCCAGAACGAACATGCCCGAGCCGCTGTCCTTGCTCTTGGTCTTGAGGCCGCCGTAGGTGGCGGCGTCAGTGATGTAAGCAAGGCTGCCCATCAGCGCGTTGTCTTCGGCCAGAGCCGTTTCCAGCGCAACCATTTCCGCGAAGGTCGGGACCGCAGCGGCGAACGCCGAGGGCTTGTTGACGCCAGCGGTGTTCAGGATGCCGGTCGGCTGGCCCGAAGCGCCCGAGCCTTCCAGACCGGCCTTGTCGATGGCAAGAGCCAGCGCCTGGGTCAGATCGTCGCGGATCAGAGCTTCGATGGCCGGGGTCGACTGGAGGATCGCCTGACGGGTCATGTCGGTGTAGGCGCCAACAGTCTTCGGGGCGAGCGTCACCTGCGCGAAGGTCGGCTCCGATTCGCTCGAAGCACCACCTTCGGTGCTGATCCACGCGGCGGTCGAAGCAGTTGCCTTCTTCGGGATCGCCACGTTGCCGACCAGACCCGGCATCATGCGGGCGCCGGCCTGCATGACCGACGAGGCGTTACGCAGAACGTCGATGAACGAGCCAGCCAGCAGGTTGGTCGCAACGATCTCGTTGTCGTCCGAGGTGTTGATGTCGCGACGCAGAACGTCGGTCGGGACCATCACGCCCTGCGGGGTGACGCCGTAACGCTTGCCAGCAGCTTCCGAGGCTTCAAACTCGAAGGCAGCCAGTTCGCGCAGCTTGCGGTCGCCGGGCGACATGAGCGAGGCGATGGCGCGCTGGAACGAGAACGAGCGGACTTCCTTCTTGGAAAGGCCGATCTCGTCGTTTTCCAGCGGCTTTGCGTTGCCGATGGCTTCGAGGACGATGCCACGGAACTCGGCAATCGACTTGCCTTCGCGGATGGCTTCGTGGGCGAGGTCGCTCTTGTTGTGGCGGGCGCCCAGAGCGAGGATTTCGGATGCGTTGCGGGCAGCTTCCTTAGCAGCATCAGCCCGAACGGCATCCAGGTTCACTTCGTCGGTCATTTTGACCTCCTTCTTGATGGATGGTTCAACGGTTAGTTTGGGTTCTGGCGCTGCCGCGCTGCGGCCCACGCCCACTGTCGGGTCGGCGGGGATCGAAACAACGGAGACTTCCAAGGGCGACCAAGACCGGACGTGGTATTCGTCCTTATTTGCTCGCTCCATTTTGTTGACGCGGTAGCCCACCGAAATGTTGCCCCGGATGCCGTCAACTACGTCCTGAAAAACCTCTTGGGCCAGTGCGCTGCGGCCAAAGCGAACCTTGGCGCGCAACTTCCGGTCGTCGGACAGTTCCACAGACTCAATTACCCCGATCTGCCGTTCCATGTCATGGTCGAGCAAAAGCGGGGCGCGGCCAGAAGCGAGGAATGCGAGGTCAATCGCTCCCGCTTCGTGGATAAGAATTTCCTTGCCAAAGCCTCGCTCAACTGGCAGTTCCGAAGAAACAGCGATGTCTACGGTGCGAGTCTTGTCGTCAACCTTACGCACTTCCATGGCGCCGGCTGCACGATGAATGGCTACTGGGTCCGCGCGATCTTCTATCACGGCCTCCCCGTCCAGCACTTCTTCGTCATTAACGTCCATAACGTCCTCTGGCAATTTGGCGCAAAATACTACCGCGCCGATAGGGGGTCAATGACACCTGCTAAAATACAGCAGAGATCAGGGCGATCAGTTCTTCGTCGGTCGGATCGTTCCACGCAGAGCGGGCGCTCAGTTCTGCGCCAGACTGCGCGATGGCGGGAGCGATCCGTGCCTCGGCGTCTATGTAGACCTCGCCGATAGCGGTGATGTTTCCAGCCTGGCCGCGACCGATGGCGGGGACGATCTGCGCCTCGCCGTCGTAATCCTCCTCTGGGACAGGCTCGTCCTTGAACCAGTCGAAGAAGATGGCGGGGCGGAGGCGGCGCGGCTTCTTGTAGCCGATGACGGAGCCGGCGGCTTGGATGCCTTGGCCCTGCCCACCGACCGACCCACCGAAGAAGGTGTTGGTATTGTCGAAGCGGCTCGACTGCGTGACCAGCACCGAACTGACGGTGAGCGACCCGCCGTAGAAGGTGTTGGCGTTATCGAAGCGGGCGGACTGGGCCAGAGTGATCGAAGCTGTGACAGTGCCGGCGTAGATCGTGTTGGCATTGTCCAACCGCGCAGTCTGCGTGACCGTAACCGCACCGGGAGTGATGGTCCCGGCGTAAAAGGCGTTCGAGTTGTCGAACCGAGTGCTCTGCGTGACCGTAACCGGCCCAGTGGTGATTGTGCCGCCGTAGAAGCTCTGGGCGTTGTCAAAGCGGGCGCCTTGCGAGAGCGTGACCGGGCCGACCGTGACGGAGCCGGCGTAGAAGTCCTGAGCATTGTCGAAGCGGGCGCTCTGGACTACGCTCGTTAGCTGGGTGACGGTCCCAGCGTAGAAGGTCTGGCTGTTGTCGAAGCGGCTAGCCTGGGTAACGGTTACAGTGGCCGTGACGGTCCCGGCGTAGAACGCATTCGAGTTATCGAAGCGGGTATTTTGCGTCAGCGTGACCGCGCCCGGAGTTACTGTCCCGGCGTAGAAGTCATTGGCATTATCGAACCGCGTCCCCTGCGACACCGACACCGTAGTGGTGATAGTGCCAGCATAGAACGCATTGGAATTGTCGAAGCGAGTATTTTGGGTGAGCGTCACCGCTCCCGGCGTCAGTGTTCCGCCGTAGAATACGTTCGAGTTATCGAACCGCGAGGTCTGGGTGAGGTTTTGGGTGCTGGGGCCGGAAGCCGCCGACACTAGGTCTTCGTCAAACCAACCAGCAATTTGCAGTTCTGGATCAAGCCAAGCATTAATAGCTAGCTGGGGATCAAAAATCCCCTCGCTGGCCATATTACGTCACCCAGGCATAGATAGCGGCGGTGCCCGCAGAGATAGCGGCTGCCGGATCAGGTAGCGAAGTGGTCAGGCCGCCAGTGGAGTTGCCGTGCAGGATAGGGGTGGTGGACGACACGATGGAGTTAGTCTTAGCGGGAGCGCCGTGGAACGTCGCTACGGTCGTGGCCGTCATCATCAGCCCGATATAATACATGCCAGAGGTCGGGATGCGGTATGGGCTGGTCATTGCCAAGGTCTTGGCGCTGTTGGCAGCCCAAGCGGTCGTAGTCTGGTTGGCCGACTGCGCTCGCAACCCGCGCGACGAATCGTACAGCGCAAAGAAGTAATTGGTCGGGGTGCCCGCCGCCGTGGTGGCGCTCATCATGCCGATGTTGGAAACCAACTGGCCCGCCGTCAGGTAAATTCCCTGCAAGAACAGGGTGCCAGAGGTCAGTGCGTTGACGTTGGTTGAGGCAAGGACACGCGGCATTGTCTCGGCAAGCGCCCCGGTCGGGCCAAGGTTGGCCGCAGCCGGAACCGTGTAGCTATATTCAGCCCCTTGCGCGTCGTGGTGCTGCCAGTCGCCGGTTTCTGACAACATGAAGTTCTCACCCGCAAGCAATGTCACGTTGGCGAGGTCAACTGAGGTGGTGCCATCGAAATGCTGCACAGTGATGATCGTGGACGATGTCGCGCTGTTGTTCTCAATAAAGAGAGAGCGGACATTGCGCTGCGTCGAGGAAGCGGGGGCCGCAACAACCGTTGTCGTGGTCGCTGTAGTGATGTTGGTATTGGTCCGCCCTGGCGTGATCGTGCCGCTGGCGTTGTCAACCCATGACGCATGAACGCCGATGGTCGATACCGCCGAGCCAGTGACAATCCGGACAATATCGGAGGTAGAGGTTAGAAGCAGCATGACTTACAGCGCAAAAATGCCAGAGGCGTTCCACGCGACCGCGATGTCACCGCTGTTCGGCGTGACAGGCAGGCCGGTGAAGCCGGTGTCGAGGAAGGCAATCAGGCGCGAGGTGCCGGCAACGCCGGTGTCGATGTAGATGACAATGGCCTCGACCGTTGCGCCAGAGACTCCGGTATAGGTGATGTCGGCAGCGTCGAACACGCCATTGGTGAAGGTCTTGGTGCCCAGCGTCTGTGGGGTTCCGATCACGCCCGACACCGACGAGTAAAACTCATGAGCCGACGAGTAGGTGTAGGTGCCCGTATCCACCAGGGCGGCCTTGACGGTGCCGGAACTCATGTTCGAGTTCGCGGCAGACTGCAAAACCGCTTCCTTATACTTCGGGTAAATTGCGTTCGCCATTATGCGATCCTCACTGGTCCGTTGCCGCCGCTCGGCTTCTTGATCCTCACTGGTCCGTTGCCGCCGCTCGGCTTCTTGATGATAAAGCGCCCGTTGCGCGAGAGAACTTCGCCGCCAAAGCTGAACACCGCAACGGCTCGGTTATCCTTGCTGGCGTTATAGACCATGCAGCCGTGCGCAACAATGGAGGATGCTCTCCATTCCGGGGCATCAAAGTCCATGACGGCAGCGCTGCCGCTCCGGGCAGCCGTTACGCCGGTCAGCGGAAGCCCGCCAGCCTCGTAGCCGCGGCCCTCGACCTCGCCATCTGCGGTATAGGCCGAAGTCTCCGCCGACAGGTCGGCGTCCGGGCCGTAGAGGGCCATCCGGTACTCGTCATCGAGCGTGTGGACGCCCTGCATCAGTTCCAGCCGGTATGAGTGGCACATGCCAGTCTCAATTGCCATTTTCGTCCTCCGCAATTTCTGCGCCGATCACTAGGCCGTCCTCGTCCCGCACCAGTTTGATGGCGCGCTTGGCCGGGGCCAGTTCCGTGTGCTTGATGCTGACCTCCACAGGGGCCGCGCGGGCAGGCTCGGGGGCTGCAACCGGCTCCTCGGCCTGTTCCGGCATCCCCTTGGCCTGCGGGTTCCCGCCGAACGGCCCGTAGGCAAGCTCATTGCCATAGGTCGCTGCCGTCTCGCGGTCGCGCTCCCACTGGCTCTGCGTTTCCTCGAAGTCCCGGCCATACTGCGCCGCAACATCCTGCGGAGACATGATCCCGAGGTGCAGGGCCTCGCCAGCCGCGCTGATTTCCTTCTGGGGATCGACCCACTGCCAGCCGCGCGGGCGGAAAGTGGTGGCCGAGAAGAACTTGTCGAACTTGGTGGCCGGCAGGTTGATGTAGCCGAACTCCATCACATGGCGCAGCCAGGTCGCGTAGACGCGGGCCACGAAGTGATCGAGGAAGAACTTCTGGAGCGAGCGATACTGGTCGCGCTCCTCCAGCGCGCCTTGGCGCACCGAGGAGTAGGAGGTGTCCGACAGGTCGCCCGAGAGGCTGGCATAAGACACGCCAAGGCCGCTCGCGGTGCCGCGCAGGATGTTCTTCTGGAACTCCGCAAAGGCGGTCGCCGGATGGTCGGGGTTGAACGCCTTGAAATCGACGCCTGCCGGAAGCTGGTGGAACGTCCCCGGCTCTGCCTCGATGATGGGAACGCCATTGTCGTAGCCATCAGCAGGGGCTTCCTCGCCTGTTTCGGACGTAAAGAAGCCCATCTTGCTCGCCGCCATGCGCGAAGCGACCAATTCGGCCTCGCGGTGGGCGTTCAGCATCTTGATCTGGCTCAGAGCAGCGTGAAGCCACGTTTCCCCGCGCGTCTGACCGGCCCGAACGCGCCGATAGACATGCAGAATGTCGCCAGCAGGGACGCGGACGCTCTCATTGCGGGTCACGGAGGTGAATTGGTTGTCGCCGGGGTGATTCTTCTTGACCCAAAACGCTACCGGGCGCCCAAAGCTGTCAACCTCGATGCCCATGCGGATGTCGTTGCCGTTGGGGCGCTTCTCGGTCTTGTCCACATCGACCATATCCGCCTCAAAGGCGTGGAAGGCGATGCCGTGGACGAAAGAGTTATTGCGAATGACTTGGACGAAGGCTTCGCCGTCACGGGCGACCGTGCGGACGACATATTTCTCCAGATCGACCATCGACATGAGGCCATCAGCGGTGCAATTACCGACCTGACCGAACACGGTCCACGCATCCTCGACGATCCGGTTGCCGATAACGTCCATTCCGCCGGCGGTGTCGCGCGCCTTGACCTGTAGGACCATGCCCTGATCGCCAATGACGTTGGTTTCGAGCAGTTCGAGGAACCGCTTTACGTAAACGTCATCGCGGGCCATCTGGCGGGCGCGGTTGCGCATAAGCACCAGGTCGCCGCGAAGATCGGCGTCAGCGGAGCCGTAGGTGCCCTGAAAATCGGCAAACAGGCGGCTAACCTCGCCCGCATGGTAGGCGCTGCGCTTGCGGAACGGAGCCTTCTTGGTCGCAGGGGCGCCAAGGCCGAGGACTTCTCGCCAGAAACTCATACGAAGCGGACCTTTACGGTGGTCTTGACGGGCTTGCCATTGGCAATCGCCTGGTCACGTTTTTCCTTGATGACCTCCTTGCGGTAATAATCCCGCCACTGGAGGAGGTCCGAGATATTCATCTTGGCAATCGAGCGACCATTGATGCTGTAACTCGACACATCCTTGTCCGCGCGGCCCTCCAGCAGCGACTGAATCTTGTCGAGCATGATCTCGGCATGGCTGCGCGGGTCGGTATTGTTGTCGTCAAGGTCTGGCTTGATCGTGATGTCGCCGCGATCCACCAAGACGCGCGAGGAATCGCTGGTCCGCTGAATTTCAGCCTGCCAGTGATACTCACCCGCCACCCATGAGGCGCTGGTCGCGCTCGGCACCTGCACGATATACTCGCCGGCCACCTCGGACGCGGTAAT